TGGGCTATCTGCACTCACAGTAGGTGCCAATCCTGAAACGTAACCTACGCCTGAGATTGTTTTTGTACCCATTGTGATTTCAAATTGAATTTCTGTCTTGGCAGCACTGAGACCTAATAGTCCTAGTTTTGCTGCACTTCCAGTAGTTGACGCACCGTTGCCGAAGAATGTAGAATCTTCAACTACGATGTTGGTACTAATACTGTTGGTAGAAGTTGTTGCTACTTGTAATTTAGCAGACTCATTCAACTGGCTCCATGTGAACACATCGTTTGCGTTGTTAATGGTAACGTCTTGAAGTGTTGGCACATCAAGGTCACCACTAATACCGCTTACGCTTAGTGTTAGTACTGGATTAGTTGAACCTGCTGCTGACTGAATGTAATTTGTTGTCATTTCATTGGTTCCTTGTTATGAAAGTTTTCCTAACCTGACGTCTATTTGTGTAATCATAATATCATCTTCATAAGTAACCGTGACTTCACTGACTCTAGAAGTTATACCTTCTAGGCCAGTAAGGTCTTTGGCTGCTTTAAGATCTAAGACTACATCTTCATAGTTAGCAGGTAATGTTTTTGCGTCGTTTGCGAAATAGATAGATGACGTCATTTCTTCACTGTTGATATTCAACCCGTTAAGAGTACTGATCAATGGTGCATTGGTATATTGTGTGTTGTCAACATAAATCTTTTTCAAGTTTTTTATGTACAAGGGCACATTGTTCTCGCTCCAAGGACTTTCTTCGGTTAGAAGGAATGTACCTAGACTCAACGTGTTAATATAATCAAATACTTCCTGTCTCATCTTACTCTCTTGAGGTTATACTGTCCTGGCTGCTTTTCAGAACTGCCTATAGTATCATCACCGTCAAAGTCATACCAATCACCAGCAGTGATAAGTTCTCCGTAGAGTTCTTCACCAATCTGCTTGTAATAACCCATCTTCTGTCGCTCTGCATTTTCGGGGTTACCGAAGTCTGCAATACTAGGTAAGATAAATTCGCTAAGTGCTGTATAAACGCATAGATCAGTAAAATCATTCTGTCTTGCAATTATTTTTATAGCATCAACTTCTGGTACATCTGCAACCGTGTTATAACTTATAGATGAATCCCTGCGAACATAATATTCGCGCCACCAAGCACTGGCTCGTATCTTAGATAAAATACGCTCCGTTGCTCTTGTCAACTGTGTGTCAATGATGTCATCAGAGAGGCCCTCGTTGCTTTCGAATAGTCTTTGATCTCTATTCACAACGTCTTGAAATTCAGCAAAACTTACGATTGCGTCACCTTCTTGAATAAAAGCCATCTCTGAATCTCCTATTAAACTAAACTTGAGTCAGCAGTAATTTTAACACCGTAACCATCATACAGTTCGCCCACACCGTAGTGAGCACTGGCAACAATATCATCACCAACAAAACTTGCACGTCTTTGTGTTTCGATTGAGATATCACCAATCATGGCAAGACCCAATGCATCACGGTGGAATACAGCACCAACGAAATCACCAGCAGTGCCGTTGTCAGCAATGTTTGCACTTTCAAAAATTGGAACACCAAACAAGGTGCCAACATAGCCAGTCTGCATTGCTTCATTTTGGATTATACCGGATGCTGGATTTGCAAATGTGTTGGTCAGCGCTGACTTCAAGTCATAGGCCACATATGGGTTGACCACACAGGCTAGGGCATCACTAGGAACACTGTTGGCACGCAGACGAGCAACTGCTTGAGCCACTGTGGCTGCGCTCAATGATGTGTCGACGTCGCCAACACCAATACTGAAACTGGCAAACAAGGCCAACAGGTCTTGGTCCATTTTCTTGGCAATTGCTTCTCCGAACAAGCGGCCTACATCTGCAATCACATTGCTGGCAGCACTGGCACGGATTAGGTCCGTGATCATTGTGCGAACAGCCACTGTGCTCACAGTCAGTGTGACACCATCTGTGCTGATTGCTGTGTTTGCTACTTCATCACCTTCTGTCAGACCAGTGGCAGTCTGAGTTGGATAAATTGGAACTGTGATAGTCTTGCCATTGCTGGCAGGAATTGCATAGTTCTTAACGAGACCGCGCATGATGCTACGCTCGTTAGCAACGAACATTGCCTCTGCAGTGATTGCAGGCAATAGGTCGTTTAATGTTGTGGTTGTTGATCCAGCCATGATAAATTTTCCTTAATTTTAAATGTTAAACAAGTCCCAATGACTTGCGTTGTGCTTTATACAGTGCTCTATGCTCTGGATTTTTCATATCTAATTTAGAGATATCCAGTTGGCTTGGAGCACTATTTGTGATGCTGGATTTTGTATTGGTAGTGGCTGGTGTAGCAGAAACAAAATGCGGATTCGAATCCAAGAATTCGCGCACTAGATCTTCTACTTCTAAGGCAGTGCCGTTATCACGATAACGAACACTACCATCCTGACTGACTACTTCAACATCACCCGAATCATTCAATCGAACACTGGCACTTAATAGACTTTTAACCTGCTCTGGAGCAACGGCACGATACTTGGCTGCGGCACTGAGTAAGGGACTATTGACCTTGTATTCTTTAATGATCACATCTCTCTTTTGGATTTCTGAATCCTTCTTAGATGCAAGTTCTTGCAGAGTTTTTTCAAACTCCCCACGTTTAATCTGTTGTTCCTGATTGCGCTTTTCAGCCTCAGTGCGTAGAGCACGGAGTTCATTAGGATCACCTAGATCTTCATAGGGCTTCAAGAGTTTCTTTTCTAATGAGCCGCGCATACGGGCCATCATGTTGTCTACGTCTTGTTGCGAGTAAGTCTTTGCTTCTTGTACCTGGCTTTCAGATGTAACGTCTGTGGCGTCAGTTGCCGAATCGTTCGCTAATGTATTGTCTGACATTATTGCATCGCCTCCTTTGGAGTTAGTATTTTATTTATAGCATTTCACCTAAAATGCAGTATTAGGTACTTATTCTGAATTTATTTTAGGCTCTTGCGAATTTGGTTCAATTCTGCTCTATTCTGTTGTATAAGAACTCTGACTGGAGTAGCCCAAGCACCATAGCCTGGATAACTGAACAACCATTCATCCTCGCCGTGATCTAATGCGCAACTCAGTGCTTCAAGTTCACTGTCGCTGGCGTCGACCACATACACACGGGCTTGATATTGACCCAAGGGTATAACTTGACCTTGATACTGTACAATGTCAATTAGTCCCCGGGCATAGGCACTGTGACTCCAAGGGCATTCTACACGGATGCTCTTGAAGTATGCGGCCCAATCAACGCTTGGGTGGCTTCTTGCCTCGTCCACGACCCTTACCTCTACCTGCTTGATTAACTTGTTGCATTTAATAGTCTCCTTTTTTTACGTCGAACTGTCACTGCCACAAGACGGTCTTCAGCAGTCTTGTGCTTGGGGTGCAGTAGTTCGCTTACTGGGTCAGCAGTTAGATAAGCAATTAAATTGCTGGCTACTGCTGACAAGCGGCCCAAGTCCACTCGGTTGCGAGCCATATTGTTTTCGATGTGTCCTAGAAGGGCGTTGCAGCCTCTATGAAGCACGCCTCTTATTGCGCCAGTTGAGTGACAGTGATCTAGGACAGCATCATCAATCACTGCTTGGCCGCAAAGAGCACAACAATTATTCTGACGGACCAATTGTGTTTTTCGAAAACTACGGATCTCACTGTGTTTTAACTTCATTCATCCTCACTCTTGTGATAGTATCCCAAGGCAGCATAGGCCATGTGCTCTTGTTCAGTGCGAGCATAGTACTCAGTGCCTGTTTGTGGATCAATCATAACGTGCACTTGAAAGGCGGGTTGAGCAGGAATATCAGCGGCCGCAACCTCTACAGTAAGTATAAGACTTTCTTCACCTAGGAATTTTAAGATCTGTTGATCTATCACTGTCAACACTCGAGGATCAGTGGCTGCTGCCTTGGCCTGTTGCAGTTGAACAATCTCTTTGTCAGTGTCACGTATGTTGAAACTACCTGGATAGTCAATCAGACCTTGCCATGTAGTACCTTGATACACACACCATATTTTCCACATCTGTTCCTCAGCAAGTTCTAGATTGTCTGCTTTCTCACTTAGACGAGCATTGAGCAGTTGAAATTCAGTCTCCATAGCAACACCACTAAGTGTACGCGACTCAGTGGCTCTAACTGCACCTGTATTAGCCATTTTGTCAATGGTGTCTATTGTGTGCTTGATGCTGGAATAGATTGAATCCACACTTGCACCGCCAAACTCTAATAGGTACGGTTTGAGCCCTGGGTCTAAGTTTTCTGGCATATGAATTAAACTGCCTGCACCAATACCTGCGTTAGTTTCAGGAGTCTTGACTAGACTAGGATGACTGTCCAGTCTGATGCTTTGTTCTACTTCGCTTGTGGCGTTGTAGATAAACTTTTGTGCGTCAGCAATGTCAGCAATGTCACTAACACCAATGCCACGAACCATACTGCGACCATTGTAGGCACAGACTGCTGGGATCATGCCCAACTGATTTACTTCTAAGATTTCATCAATGATTTGTTCAGCCTCTGTGTCCACAGTAACAGTTCTTATGCTGTCAGTGCGCCATTCTTTCAGCACAGAGATATTGCCATTGGATTCTTCTAGATAACGGAAGTAACTTAGACTATATCTTCCTGAAGAATCTCTGCTCCACTGCCAGTCCAGCACTGTAAGGGGTGTTAGAAGACTAACATAAGGACGGATACCATTGACAATCTCGTCTGCCATGGTAACTGCACCAATGTTAGGCTTAACTATCATAATCCAAGTATGTCCGAACACTGAGG